ACTTCCCTTTTGAGAGATGTTTATTTGGGGGCTGAACGTCCCTGGGGGTTAGAGCCTTCGCCTGATCCCCAGGTTCCACCCGAGATAATGAGCGCGATCCAGCAACTCGTTAAAAGCGAAATACAAGGCGCGGTAAAAGCCCATCAAGATGCGACACAGCTACAGAACGCGCATCTTCAGGGCCTTGCAGCAATGCATGAGCAAAATGCAAACCAACCAGCAGTAGCCCATGCGCAAGCGCCCCAAGCTCCACCGCCTCCCCAACCCCTACCTGATGCAAACGCGATACGCGATAGATTCACCGAACTTGAAACTGCTGCGCGAGATGCAGCAAAGCGTAACGCTGCTAAGAAAGCAAAAATTGCAGAAGATAAGATACAGGAGATACTTGCTCAAGGTGGCTTCTATACTGCTTTTGCTGAATTCCTCGTTGATTTACCTATATTTCCTTATGCGGTAATCAAAGGTCCGGTAGTTCGCATCAAGACCAGTGTTGACTGGCAGCGCGACCCGGTTACTCTTAAGAGTACTGCACAAACGACCCAAAAACCAATTTTATGTTGGGAGCGTGTCAGCCCCTTTGATATTTACTGGACACCTGGGGTTGCTAGCGTCGAAGACGCAAACGTAATAGAACGATCACGACTCACCCGGAAAGAACTCAATGACCTCCTCGACCTGCCGGGTTATGATCAAGCAGCAGTACGGGCTGTCTTGGACGACTATGGACGTGGTGGACTGGTTGACAACTGGGATCAAACCGATGCCGAGCGGGCCATTTTGGAGTCGCGAGAAAATCCCAGGTTTAATCAGAGTGGACTTATTGCATGTCTCCAATTTAGTGGTTGGGCACAAGGTAAAAGTTTGCTTGACGCAGGTTTGCCTCCAGCGATGATTAGCGATGCGACGCGTGATTATTTCATTGAAGCTTGGCTGATAGGGCGCTATGTTATCAAAGTTCAACTTTCCCCGTCGCCGAGGAAACGTCATCAATATTACGTTACCTCTTTTGAAAAAGTTCCGGGCACTGTCGTTGGGAACGGACTCCCAGACTTACTCGCTGATATTAGTACCGTGGCGAATGCCACTTTACGAGCACTTGTTAATAATCTTAGTATTGCAAGCGGACCTCAAGTTGTCGTCAGTGACGACCGACTCGCAGACGGGGAGGATGGTGAAGACTTATATCCATGGAAACGTTGGCATGTCAAGTCTGATCCATTTGGTAATAACACTCAGGCGGCGATCACGTTCTGGCAACCCCAGGCTAACTCACAAGAGTTAATGAGCGTTTACACGGCTTTTAGTACATTGGCTGACGAGATGTCGGCGATCCCAAAATTTGTGCAAGGTATGCCAGGGGCAGGGCCGACCGGTCGCACAGCTTCTGGGTTGGCGATGTTGATGCAGAACGCCGCGAAGATTCTTCAAACGGTAGCGTCGAACATAGACCGAGACGTAGTTGAGGGCTTACTAACAAACCTTTTAGATATGATTATGCTTACTGATACTTCGGGGTTACTTGATGGGCAAGAGGAAGTTAGAATATTGGGTGTCAACGTTGCGATGGCGAAAGAGGCCCAAATTCAGCGCGAGCTTGAGTTTCTGCAAATCACCGCCAACCCGATTGATATGCAAATCATCGGACCCAAAGGTCGTGCCATTGTTCTTAAACAGGTCGCCGATCATCTCAACATTCCCGGTGCTGATATTGTTCCGTCCGAAGAAGAGCTTGACGATCAGCAGAAGATGCAACAAGCGGCAGCGGCGGGTGCAGCACAGGGGCAACAGGCTTCTGGAAATACCCAACTCGCTGGACAACACGCCCAAAACGCCAGACAAGCTCAGGGACAACAAGCACCCCGACCCGCTCAAGGCGGTCCACAGCTAAACACACAACACCCAGCAGCGGCAGGGCCGCCAGCGGGTACAGGTCCAAACGTTCAAGGCATGACTACGCCTCAAGCTAGTCCAGGAGAGTAGGAGCGATTATAATGGCTACCAGTGAAGAACTTCGTATGGAGAGTGAGCGTGTAGAGGCACAAGCGAAACAAACGCTGACCGATATGAAAGCAAGATTGGAATCTCTTGCTACAGAAGTGGAAACACTTTTGCAAGCGTTTACGGCTTGGGAAGAAAACTATACTAGAGATCAGGAGAGACGAGCCCAAGAAAGACATCCCCAACACCCCGATACAAAACCCAGAAGGTAGGGGGAAAAATTTTTTACTATAGGAGTAACTTTGATGCCAAAGCGAACTGGGATGTTAGGGGCAGGATCAAGGGCGATGGGGGGTGGGGGTAAGAAGCCCAACATCCCCAGGACCACGATGATGGGCACGCCTCCTGCCCCTGGTAGTCCCGGTGGTATGCCAACTGGTCCAGGTGCAATGGGTAGGAGGGCTGCACCCGGTGCTGGCATGGCTCCTGGCGGTGCCAGTGGGATTGGGGGGTTTAAAAAGGGCGGCCATGTAGGGAAAGAGAAAAAAGAAGAAATGCGGGAGAAAAAAGACCGCCGCCACGAAAAGAAATAGGAGAGCTAAATGGCAAAGGTTGCTGGCCGCACGACACACGGCATGAAAGGGAAAGAGTGGCCCGCTGAGAAGGGCATGACTGTCCATGCCAGCGGACACCGTGGCAAGGTGAAGGGTGGCGGCCTTGACCCTATTTCGTCCAAGACTTCCAACGCAAAGGGTCGAGTCCCAATGCACAAGAAGGCGACTTAAGTGGCAAAAGCGGTGCCTGGGGTTACAACGCAAAACCTTAAAACCAAAGCACCGCACAAGCACGACCCGCTTCCGACAGTTCCAAAGAAAGTTCCCAAACTGAGCAAGGTGAAAACGAAATGGCCAAAGTCATAAAGAAGTCTGAAGACCCTGGGTTTTTTGCCCATGGGGGTAAGACGAAAATGTTTGGCAAGGGCTCTGCTGGTCCGGCCAAAGCAGCGATCTCTGGTAAGGAGAGTAATGACCTTGGCGGCGGTGAATGGGCCAAGGGTGGTTCCCAACATATGTTTGGGAAGGGCTCGGCTGGCCAGAAAACTCCCGGAGTAAGCGGGAAGGAATCTCAGGTAGGATAACGCTCATGTCCATAACCTACGTCGATATTGACTATAGTGGACGGGTTGCTGCAATCATCGCCGTAGGTACAGCGCTGGGTGCTCCTACCAATCTCCTGCCTGCTCCATGGGCGTCACCGGGAGAGTTTCTGTGCCTCCAATACATAAACAACCTTCGGGTGTTTATGGGAGAAGCCCCGCTGACCAATCTCGACTATACCGGGTTTCAGGCTGCGCTGAATGCGCTTTCAGCTATGGCACCTGCACCACCTGCTACGCCAGTAGTGACACCTGGACAAACTTTCAACATCACTCTGCCGGTAGCAACGAACCAGATTATTGGTTCGGTAGCCGCTAGTAACAGTCCAACAGCTTTTGCCATCAATCCCCCTAATACTTTTTTCGCCATTAGCAATGCTGGACAGCTTACGGTGACGGCGTTGGGTGCGGCAGGGATTGCGGCGGGAATGACGAACATAATGGTCGAAGCTACCAATGCAGGTGGCACCAGTCCAGCGGTGAATGTGGGTATATCTGCTGCTTGAACATAATACTATGAGAGTAAAGTGGTGGTTGCGCATACAAATATACCCTACCAGTTCGATGTCACGAACACGACCAACGTCGTGAATATACTTGTGGAAAAGATCATCGAATTGGCTACGGACAACGGCCTCATCCTGCCGGATGAAGTACGGCCTTTTACGCGTGTTGACTTGGCTGAAGTCGCCGATGCCATGCGGAAAGTTGCCGACTGGCAAACACTTGTTGTGAACAGGTTAGGGTTGTCACCTCGATTAATTCCAAGAGTTTACGAACAATGCGATTATGGTTCGATTATTTCATATGCAGGGTACTATGGTGATAAAATGAACGCGATTATTGATGAACTCCAAACACAGGACTCGTCAATAGCTTATGACGTACCAAAAGAGAAGGTTTACTAAAATGGATCGAATTAAAAAGGGTGATTCGAAGCCACGATGGTACGACAAACCGGAAGATGATTTCGATAAACATGAATGCCCGGACAGCGGTGGATGTTACCAAGAGCTTTCTACATTGGGGGCATTCGCTGAATGTGTTGATGGATCGCGTGACAAGCGTCTCCATGAACGCGACTACTGCAAGGAGTCACTCAAGAACAATCGAGAGGATGAAGGTTTGGTAATTAAACCCGACACCAGTGGACCGCCGTTCACGAATGTCTCTCGTCCCCATCGGGTAATGTAACTTGCACGCGACAGAAGGTTTTTTAATTAAAGAAGCGTACACTCTATCAAAGTTGAACGTGGAACAATGGCAAAAGTTTTTAACCGCATTAGACCTTTATACTCGACACCGGATAGAGCGTGGGGTCAGTGCTCCAACTTCGGAGTTGCATGTTACAGTCGGTATGGCTAGACAAGCATTAGAGTTTATTTCGCTGATGCGTGGGTTAGATGAGGCGTACGAGAAAATAAGAAAGCAAAATGGCTGACAACGTTCAAACAAAACCGACAAAAACTCCTGACCCTGGCGTTAGGCTGCCAGAAGCCGTTATGCGGGCAGCGGCACGGGCGAACGAATTAGCTGAACAGCAACGTGTTAACACACAAAGTCAGCCTCAATCTAATGTTCAAATGTCATTCGCTGACGTGAACTCTCCTACACCCCCTGTCGCTGAACGCCCACAGACCAACCCTTTACTAGCGACAAGACAACCGGCTCCTGCTCCTACTCCCCAACCTACCCCTCAACCTACTCCCCAGAGTAACGGGCAAGCCAAACAATATTCTGAAGATGAATTCCGAGCAATGGTCGGGCGTTACGAGAAATCACAGAAAGAAAACCAAAACCTTGTTAGTCGCGTCAATGAAATGCAGCGACTACTTGCAACTGTTCAATCGCCTCCCAACAATCAAGTTGGTCGAGGCGACGTAACATTTAATACACCCATTGCACCACGAAAGTATATCACTCCCCAAGACGAGAAAGAATGGAGTGTTGAGTTAATCGATATGGCTCGCCGTGCCGCTAAAGAAGTGGCAGAACAAGAATTGGCACCTGTGCGCAACGAGATTGGCGCGGTTCGTCAATCATTGGGTAATGTTCAGAGTCATGTTGCGTTGGATGCACGCGGACAAGTCTATCAGCGGCTTGAGAGTGAATTTGGTGCTGATTGGGATGCTACGATAAATCGTGATCCTGAGTTTTTAAATTGGTTGGGTCAGATTGACCCTATGACTGGGCTTCAGCGAAAGAATATCTTGCAACATGCTTTCGAACAAGGAGAAGCGTCTCGCGTAGTAGCAACGTTTAAGAGGTATCAGGCGGAACAGTTGGCGGCTTCGAGTCCCGTACAGACTGGAAGATCATCGCCGGGCAACGGGGCAGAAAGCCCTGAGAGTGGTACACAATTCGCGAATGTGGCCCACTCTCGGAGTAATCCTGCAACCACCCCGGCGGTCGATCTTGCAAGTCTTGCGGCACCAGGCCGAGCGCGTCCGGGGCAGACACAAGCTCCCCCCGATAAGCCTATAATAACGGGTGCGGAGATTGCGCAATTCTACTCGGACGTCACTAAGGGTAAATACAAGGGCCATGAAGAACTTCAAGCCCAAGTAGAAGCCCAAATCAGTGAAGCATCGAGAGAAGGACGCATTCGCCGCTAAGTTTAATCGTGGTTCACACTTCCTAAAGTTGTGTGAATTACTTGGCTTAACGGAGAAGAACTATGGCTCTCGGTCTTGCTAGTGGCGCAACACAACCGCCACTTTATCCTGCTGGTTCGATTAATCCCGACTATGTAGCTGCTGGTTTTGTTCCTGAAATTTGGTCCGGCAAGCTCATTGAAAAGTTCTACGCCGCCACGGTTTTAGCGGCGATCACAAATACCGACTACGAAGGCGAGATCAAATCTTACGGCGACCGTGTTCGTATTCGTACCAAACCAACTATCACCATCAATGATTACCTGATTGGCGGTGATTTGACGCTTCAGCGTCCTGTTGGTGGTCAGACGGAACTCACCATCGATCAAGGCAAGTATTTCGCGACCATCCTTGACGATGTGATCGAGAAACAATCCGACATCAACAATCTCTCGTTGTGGGCGGACGACGCGTCTGAACAAATGAAAATCGCGGTCGATACTGACGTGCTCAACTGGATGCACTCGGGTAACGCCGGTGGCACTCCATGGGCAGATTCGAACAATCGTGGTATCGCTGCTGGTATTATTTCCGGCAACATTAATCTGGGAGTAACCGGCACGCCTGTTGGCACCGTCGGTCGCAACCCGGCAGTTGGTCAAGTCGAGATGATCGACTTGTTGTTGAGGCTGGGGCAAGCACTTGACGAGCAAAATATCCCTGAAACTGGGCGCTGGGTTGTTATGCCCACCTGGGCTGCGTTCCAGATCAAACGTTCAGAATTGCGTGAAGTGTTCTTGTCAGGTGATCAGATCAGTATTCTTCGCAATGGCCGGTTTGGTCAGGTGGATCGTTTTACGATCTATTCGTCTAACCTTCTTCCTAGCGGCCCTGCTGGTTCTGCTGGACTGGCTCCTACAGAGTGGGTGATCTACGCCGGTCATGCCCACGGCTTAACGTTTGCATCACAACTCACAAACGTGGAGACACTTCGTTCTGAACGTACGTTCGGTCAAATCTTGCGTGGACTGCAAGTTTACGGCAGAATGGGCCTTCCTGCCCCTCCCCTGGGGGTTGTTGCGCTTGCCGAAGCAATCGTGGTTCAAGCAGGTCCGTAAGCCTCCCATACGGATACCTTGGGTGGGGGCAGTCCCCCACCTACTCTTAGAGTAAAATAAAACAAGTAAGGTAGACATGACACAGTACTTTCAAGTCAGTGATTACCTAGCAAATACTAGGTCATTTTTGCAGGACTTGATTGGGCCTCCCTATCGGTATGCAGACGCCGACATCGTGTTTGCTCTTAATACCGCAGTGGCAGAAATTTCACGTTTACGCCCAGATTTGTTCTTAGAATATAAATATCAACACCCACTTCCTCGAAAATCATATCCTGACGACTTGGTGCCAGGGTTGTTTACAAGTACGAGAACCACAGATGTGGTGCCGATCCCTCGTACTTATTATCAACCTACAATTTGGTATATGGCTGGCTTATTGCAGGCTTGGGACGTAGACGACACGCAAGACGTGAGGGCGCAGATGTTCTCGCAGAAGTTCGTTGGGGCTTTAACGAGTTTGGTGGCGTAATTGGCAACTGCGACACAAATTCGTATCATTGACGCAACCAGGATAACATGTCCCGGTGCGCTCGATGGTATGATTAACATGTGTTTGTTTGACGCCATTAAAGAGTTCTTCGCTAGAAGTAACTCTTGGCTGTTTGAAACAGTCGTGGGGATTGTTCCCGAGAGTAACGATTACATGCTTGATACGTGTCAAAATGTGGTCGTCAACCGATTGATGAATGTAGCGCAGCCACGAACAGCCCCCCCTCTGCCGCCTCGTTACCTGCCAATGGACCCCCCGCAGTTTCTGGCGATATGGACTGCAGGTGAAGGGAAAGACGAAACAATAAACCCATTGTTTAGTGTACCGCGTGACGCGGTGTTATTAAATGCTGGCACTAAATGCCCTATTATGCGTATACGTTGGAACCCTCAAGCGCCAATGTTTTGGGTGGTAACGTTAGCGTTGAACGTTGCTGATCCAGTAGACAAAGAGGGTTTACCCATAGTTCCTGATTGGATACTTGATAAGTATTACGACTACATAAAATCTGGCGTTATCTCCCGGTTACAACAGCAACCCGGTAAAGCATATTCTTCACAACAGGGTGCATCATTTCATGGGCGCAAATTCAACGAGGGAATAGGACTTGCTCGTACTGAGATACGGGCAATGTTTACGTACGGTGGGCAACGATGGGCCTTCCCGCAGGGCTGGAACTATAGGAGGCCATACGTTCCATGAACTTCCCTTTTAACTTTAGAAATCAAGCATATTTTTATGCACAGGGGTCCGGTGGACCTCTTGGTTCGTTTAGTAAATCTATGGCAGCAAAATCTACTATCGCGATTGACTATACAAGTATTTCTGGTTTTACAATGACGAACCAATCGTTTCTATTGGATATGCAAACGCAGCCACCGTTGATTATAAGTCAACCTGTTTTGGCTGGTCAAAGCAACATACTTAGTTTTGTACTAAGTGGTGGGTTTGGTGGAGTTGAGTATGGTTTATCAATTCACGCTCTTTCGAGTGTAGGGGGAACACTCCGTTCTGATACTTTAAAAGTGTGTATTGAAGCTCCTTATAATCAACACTGTGGTTGCTCTAGTTGTGGGCATGACCCTTGTGATTGCTGTGATACCATATTAGACCTTAAAGCACAAGTTGCTGTTTTACGACCTAATATGAATACTTTCGGGAGTAACTTTGTACAGTTTTACGTGGCTCCGATAGCACCACAGAACCCTAATTTACTTGATATGTGGTACAATACAACGAATGGACTTTTTTACGATTACGTATCTAACGGCGTAACAAACTCATGGCAACTTCAGGGTGGTGCTAGTAGTGGTATATTTAATGTACCCGTGACAATTAATAACTCTTTAACAGTGACTGGTCCGGTTAATTTAAACTTGGATTGTGGGGTATATCCATGAAGTCGTTCAGTGCACCAGTTAATTTCAGCAACGCGGCTCAGTTTTATCCTGACAGCACAGGAAAAATTGGCACGTTCTTGAAGTCACCGGCAGCGCAAACGTTGATGACATTAGATTACTCTCATAATCTTGCTACCGGAGTAACAGTTACTAAAGTTGCTTATATTCTCGATGTTCAATCGACCCCGTTGTTGATTATAAGTAATTCTGTTACCACGGCTCAAATGTTAACGTTTATTTTGAGTGGTGGGTGGGCAGGACTTACTTATGATCTAACAATACAAGCAACTTTGTCTACTGGTGGGGTTCGTACCGATGTTCTCACGATTGAGATAGTGGGAGATGATTGCATGAAATATGATCCCTGCTGTCTTCCAATGGGGAAACCCTTGAGTGCGCCCTCGCGTATCCCCAAGACGTTTCAACAGGCTGCTATGTCCAGCGATTGCAGCGTGTACAAGTCATCTTGTATCAGTTACTACATATGTGCCAGTGCGCCGGTTAACCCTAACGTAATGGACCAGTGGTATAACACAATCAATCACGGTATTTACGAATATTTAACTGATGGTGTTAATTTCTGGTGGCAACCGTTCTTCGTGAACGTGAAATATGCAGTTGCATCGTTGTACTATCAAGCAAGGGCTGGTCAAACAGTGTTTAGTACTTTGGCACCAGACATGCTTGGTAATTCTGGGGTAATCAACCCAACAGATTTCGTACAAGCATATGTGAATGGTGTGCGATTGGTTCCAACAACTGATTTTACGTTTGCTGGGCCTTCAACTGTGACATTGTTGCGACCTATACCGGCCACTGATATTGTGATGATTGATATTCTTGCCCCAACTGTAATCACGCCCCCAATACCTCCAAGCGGCGGTGGTGGCAATACTCAAATAGTTATTAGCGATACTGCGCCTGCAAATCCAACCACCGGTATGTTGTGGTTTGATAGTGTGGGTGGTAATCTTTACATTTGGTATACTGACCCTAACGGATCGCAATGGGTGGTTGTAGTTAACGCTGGTGGCGGTGGTGGTAGCGGTGGTGGTAGTACGCCTGCTGGTATAGTAATTGGTGACACTGCTCCAACAAGTCCAACAGTCGGTATGTTGTGGTTTGACAGTGTTGGTTGCCAACTTTATACCTGGTATTTTGATGGTAACACGTCGCAGTGGGTAGTGGTGGTCAACGAATAACTCTTGGAGTAATCTCTTGAGCAAGGCTTTTGACACTGCCCTATTCGTCCCCGAGCCCGAGCCCGATGTTGGGCAGTCGGCGGGTGTGCAGGTTGTTGGACCGCCATTCGATACCAATTGGTACTATTATGCGATAGCATCAGGCCCAGGCATTATGATCAATGCTGATGTGCCTGCTGCTACGGCTCCTGAACAAACAATCGTGTCCGGTCCTGCACCGGAATTTGCTTGGACGTCGAAAGCGCCCTATTACCTCGGTGGTCTACCTACACAACCAATTTATAACCCGGCAGCGCCTTCTCCTGCCGGAACGATGTATTTTAATACTTCAGATCACACACCTTACGTCTTATCGTATCAACCACTCACCAATGTGCCAATCTGGACCCCTCTGCCGGTAGCAACCCGCAACATGCTGACTATTGCAGCGAGTTTGCCTGCTGCTACACAGCAGGGGCAGATGCTGGTTGCTGGTGGTATACCCAATGGTGGGGTGTATCCATGGACAGCATCAATTGGTATGTTTTTGGGGGCGCACCCTATACCGCCGACCCAAGTTCCGGGGTCTGGGTCAATACCTGTTGGTTCGTTGTATTATAACACTTCAAATAATACTTTGTATGTATGGAATGGGTCAAGCTGGCAAACAATCACGACGCCAACAAAGGCGGCAACAGCTAGTTTATATTATCAGGGCGCGTTAAACCAAATGGTTTATCCGTTGACAACACCGGATTTATTTGGTAATTCGCATACTCTTGATCCAGTTGAGGCTGTTGAAGTCTATTTGAACGGTGTACGATTGACACCGGAAGGTGGATCTATACCGGGAGATTATTTGGTTACTGTTGCTACGTCATTGATTACTCTGGCAACAATTCCGCCAACTGGATCAATTGTTACGATTGATATTTTACAAGATCCGTTAACGCTTGGGCCGACGTTAGTATTGCGTGAAATGCTTATGCCAATTACAACGTTTGATGGTGTACAGACAACGTTTGATTTGATTGCTACAAGTGGTACTGGGATTGTTGTAAATGATCCGGTTGATCTTAATGTTTCACTTGATGGTGTTTTACAAGAGCCTGGTGTCGCTTACATCCTTAGTACTGATGGCACTCAAATTATTTTTAGTGAGCCACCTATTGCTGATGCTGTTTGTTTTATTGTTTATTTCTCAAAAAGTGCTATTGGCTTTCTAAGTAGTGTTGAACATGATTTAACAATGACTGGTGATGGCACTGCTGCGAATCCGTTGAGTGCGGTACTTGCTTCAGAGGCAACGGGGCTTCCCGGTATTGTCTATGTACCAGTAAACGGTTTTGCTGGCACACCTAACGCGATCAACTTGGCTCCTGATGGCGGAATCAGTGTTGAAGTTGATTCGAGTAGTGGGCTTGTGGTGTCACCGGGAGCGCCGAACCCGCTTACTGGTAGAGCTACGGGTAGTGTGATCTCTGTTAATCTTGACAGTGGCAGCGCGCATGATTTCACTGGTGCAGGTGAATTAACGCTTGTTGTTGCCACTCAAGCGCAAGTTGATGCTGGCACGGATAACGCTAATCCAGTCACATCGTTAACTTTAGCTCAATCAACATCGCTCGATACTCGCTATGTCAATTTGACCGGCGACACGATGACCGGTCCACTCAACATTCCTATTCAGCCAGCCGCTCCTAATGAAGCCACCAACAAACAATACGTTGATGAGGCGATTGCTGCCAGTGCGCTTTATCAAGGGGTGTGGCACGTAGCAGCAAACCAACCTGATCTTACTCCTGGAGTTATGAACCCACTTAACGGTTGGTCGTGGATCGCACAGACGATTGACCCAAATATTCCAGAAACAGCGCCGGGTGGCTTGCCCGGCATTATTGGTTTGTTGATTGATAGCGGCGACCGTATTTTGTGGGATGCTGGAAACGCGACCTATGATTTGGTTAAAGGTTCGTCGCTTAGTATTCGAGAAGCGCGGGCAACTTTTGTTGAAGTTGCTGGTGACTCGATGAGTGGTGATTTAAGATTTACTGGTAATGCCCAAATTTTGTTTCCTGACAGTTCTGGGGTGCAACGTTCGTCGCTCGGGCCGCTTACTTTACAAACAGGTAATGGTGGCGAACAGCCACAAATTTGTAATGTTTTTGGATTAAACGGTCGTGATATCATTGACACGGTTAATGGTGACGCACGCTATGTAAATATGACTGGCGACACCATGACAGGATATCTCACCCTAAATGCCGATCCAGTTAATGCTATGCACGCAGCGACTAGAGATTATGTTGATAATGATATTATCTCACTTGAAGCGTTGAAAGTTAATCGTGCTGGCGACACCATGACTGGGCCGCTTTCCCTGCCGCCTGGTATGCCTATGACTGCTTTACAAGCTACTCATAAAGTTTATGTTGATCAATCAATTACGACCAATGCTTTATGGAAAGGTGTTTACCTTCCTTCTGTAAATTTTCCTGATCTTAATCCTGCGAGTATGAACCCGCAAGATGGTTGGACATGGTTTATTCAAACTCAAAACCCAGATGTGCCAGAAATTATTCCGCCTAATGTTCCTGGTCTCTCAGGGATGTCAGTTGACTCCGGTTGGATTGTGTGGTGGAATGCGGGTGCTAGTCAATATAATTTGACTAGAGGACCGGGTTTATCTTATACGACAGCGCAAGCTGACTTCGTTAATAAGACTGGCGATACAATGGTTGGGGATTTAAATTTTTCGGCTCTTGTGGGGCTTAATTTAGCTGGTGCAAAAATTGTCTCTAGTGGTCCTCAACTCTATATTCAAAGACCACCGGGAGATAGTCAACCACAGATTTTGAACAATGCTGGTAATCAGGCGAGTGATATTATCGATGCTAGCGGTGGCGTGATGAATGGGGCATTGCGCTGGCCATCGAGTTTGTCTAATGCGCCCCCGAACACTACTGGTACGAGCACTGGTGAGAGACTTCGATTGTGGGATCAAGCTAATGCATCGGGGTTCGGAATAGGTATTGAAGGCGGCAATATGTGGTTCAACACCCAAGTCGCTGGTAATGGTTATAAATTTTATAATGGAGCAAACTTACAGTACACGCTTGGCTCTACTTTTACCTTTCCAGGTGGCCAATTCAACGGTGATGTGAATGTGAATGGCAATCTTAATGTAATAGGCGCAAAATTGATAAATACTGGCGTCTTAGTTGCAAGTACGACACAAAATACACGAGGGGTAGAGCTTCAAGCAACCATTAACAGTGCTGGGGTCAATAGTCCTTGGCTTAGGGGGATAGACAGCACTGTTAACGAAATGGGTCGGATGTGGTGGGATGGCCCTGGATGGAATGGCCGCTGGGAAGCCAGACTCCATTGGGGTATGAATATGGGCGGTTATGGCTGGTCTGAAAATGGACGATTTGAAACTTATGCATCTGGTGGTCAGCTTTATATCACTAATAGTATTTCTTGTCAATCGCTGACCCAGCGCAGTTCGCGTATGATTAAACATGATATTCGTGCAGTACAGCACGACGAAGTTAATGCAGCATGGGATGCAATTAAGCCAAAACGCTTTAGACTTAATAACCCGCCACCGCCTGTAGATGACCAAGGTGTACTTTTACGTAACCCAACACCGTATCCTGCACCGCGATTGCGTTGGGGGTTTGTCGCTGAAGAAATTGCGGAGCAGGCAGTGCTTGAAGACTTGGTAACGTATGCTGCGCCAGGTACACCTGATGCGGGAGTTGAGGGTTATGATCTTGCTCAATTGCTGGCGCTGACCATTGCTAAGGTAAAGTCACTGGAAATTGAGCTTGCTACTCTCAAGAGTAAACAATGACACAAGCTTTTGACGTAGCAGTTCACGTTCCCACCGCTGTTCCGGTGGTAGGGGATATTATTGAAGTTGTGCAACCTGTCCCGTACAGAACAAACTGGGT